GCGGTAACGTCTCCCTGCTGATCTGGCTCTCGAAAAACGAGCTAGGCTTCAGCGACAAGGTCGAGGAGAAGACTGAGGTCAAGGCACAGGTTGAGCAGGTCGAGTACGTCGCGCAATGGCAGAACGGCGCAACGGTCGAAGCGAAGGAAGAGGGACATTGATGTTAGAGCTAAAAGAAACTAGATATCCGGGATATTTTGTTTCCGACTCTGGCGTTATTTACTCAATCAAGTCTGGATTTTTGAAAGAGTATAAATTTAAGAAAAACCCAGACGGTTATTTGAATGGAAAATTTTCGATTAACGGGCGACTTTTTTACACATCTAGCCATCGGCTGGTCGCAGAGTCATGGATTTCAAATCCCTTCAATTTACCTCAAGTAAATCACAAAGACGGAGACAAGCTAAATAACCATGTGTCGAATCTGGAATGGGTAACGCTAAAAGAAAACAATCGCCACGCTGTGCAGGTATTGGGCAAGCGCAGGGGTCAAAATCACAAACTTGCAAAGCTTACAGATCAGCAAGCAATGGAGATCAAAAAAGACCCTAGGACGCTTGCAGAGATAGCAAAAGAATACTCCTGCGGGATTAGTACTGTGCACAGAATCAAAAAGGGACTTTCTTGGCACCATCTAAAGCAATCCTAAAGCTTTACTCTCCCCATTCTGCTCAGCTTCAATTTCACAACTCAAACGTACGCTTTCGGGTTGCAAGCCTTGGGCGGCAAGCTGGCAAGTCGACCATGTGCCTCAACGAGCTAGCAAAGCGGGCATGGGAGCAACCTGGCGGGACTTACTGGTTTATCAGCCCCACCTTCGATCAAGCAAGGACTCAATACCGCAGACTGGTCTCCATGCTCATGCCCTGTCAGGAGATCCTTCTAAAAAAGAACCAGACAGAGCTCAGGATCCAGCTGATCAATCAGAGCGAGATCGTCTTCAAGTCTGGCGAGGTAGGCGAAAACCTGCGCGGTGCTACCCTTCACGGCGTCGTGATCGACGAGGTCAGAGACCAGCACCCGGACCTTTGGCCGATGATCATCAGGCCTATGCTTGCGACAACCCGTGGCTGGGCGTGCTTCGTATCAACACCACGAGGATATGACGCCTTCTTTGACCTAGCAGAGAAAACAAAGACAGACCCAGAGTGGGCAACCTTCAAGAGCCCGTCGACCTGTAACCCGCTCTTCACTCAGGCAGAGTTTGAGAATGCTCGCGCTGAAATGAGCGAGGGCTTCTTTGCTCAGGAGATCCTGGCAGAGTTTAGGGACCTGCACGCTGGCTCTGCCTATATAAACTTCGGGGATCACAACTTGCTGCCTGCCTCTCCCTTTACGAGGGACGGCTCTCTGTACTCTCCTCACTTGCCCATCGTGGTCGCTCTGGACTTCAACCTTGCGCCGGCGATTGCTCTGATAGGCCAGGAGCGCGTGGGTCAGTTCTATTGGTTCGACGAGGTCTTTGTCGAAAGATCCCATACTCAGGAGATCGCACTCGAGATCGTGCAGAGGCTCAAGCGTCTGACGATCAAGCAGCCCGTCGTGATCATAGGAGACGCAACAGGCAAGGCTGGTCAGCGTGCTGCCATGGGCAGATCAGACTACTCGATCATCGAGGAGATCATGACTCAGGCAAGGATACCATTTGTCAACAAGACGCCGGACTCTAACCCGCAGGTCAGAGACAGGATTAACGTCGTTAACTCAAAGCTTAAAGCAGCAGACCAGTCAGTCTCCTGCTGGATAAATCCGAATACGTGCCCAAGACTCAGGCGCGACCTTCAGCGAGTATCCTGGAAAAAAGGGCTCACCGATAAGCTCGACCAGACGACTGACTCGACGCTCACGCACCTATCAGATGCGATGGGATATGCTCTCTGCGGGCTCTCGAAACTTTGGCAGCCCGAGGTTGGCCGGATGCGAGTCATCGTGCGATGATTCTCAAGGGCACAAGGATGCGCCTGCTTTAAGGCTGCTCGGTAGGGTAGGAGTCAACCCGCCACGAACCGCATGGATGCCGTGGAGATCGCAGGTGCAATTCCTGCCCGGGCAGCTTAAAACTTCTCTCGGGGGACAAATTATGTGCGAGCCTGTGCTATTAGACCTCAAATTTTTGGCCATCATCGCCACCTTGCTCGCTCTCGCCCTTATCCTCGATTGAGGGCTTTCAATGAACCAAACCAGACCAGCGAACCAGTCGAGCGCCTACCTCAAATTTATCGCAGAGCGTGATCAAGCTCTCGAGACTCTCTACGTCAGAGCCAACGAAGAGATTAACGACCTCCTGCGCAGAGCCATGAGTCGAGCTCTCGGGGTCGTTAGCTACTATTACGCACAGATCAAAGGCGACGACGCGCTGACGCTTCAGGGAAGGAAGCTCACGGCTGCGATCGACTGGGAGATAGCAGCGGAGTTTAACCTGACGGCTCGGCATATGGGTCTAGTCGTCCAGGAGCTGAACGCAGCAGCCTACGCCCTTGCCCTTGTGGGAGAGGCAGAAGCAATCGGTCGAGCTCTCAAGCAGCCTGCAAAGTACGAGGTCCCAAGAGGCACCGCAGAGGCTCAGGCAGCAGAAGACGCTCAAGGCGAGAGCGTGGAGGGCAGGGTAGCTCTCGAGCTCTCCCGGGTCAGGCGTGCGATCATGGACGCAGTCGAGCTTGCACGAGTCAAGCAGGAGCCTCTCGACGAGACTCTCCAGCGCGTGAAGGCTGCTCTCCCAAAGGCAAGGACCGTCAAGCGACCCAAGCGAAAGCTAGCAAAGGTTATCGAAGCTAACGGTGAGCCAGGCGATCCTTTCAGCTTTGGCTTCGTTGACGACGCGCTCTGGACAAAGATCGTTAATGCGTACGTCGACGCCTACGTCCCCAAGTGGAGAGGACCTGAGTCAGTTTTTGACGTCGAGATCGAGGGTCTGACCGAGGAGTGGTATGGTTGGCAGGTCGAGCAGTATCTTGCCAACGAGTTTGTCAGCAAGGTCAGGTCAGGTCAGGATGCTGCTGCAAAACAGAATGGCGTGGCAGATATGCAATGGATTGCAGTCGTCGATGATAAGACTGACGAGTGCTGTCTCTGGCGCGATGGGCTGACGTCGCAGGAGATCGAGCAAGAATTGAAGTCAGGAAAGCACAAGGACGACGAGTGCGACTCGATTGTCCCTCCCGCGCACTTTAATTGCCGCTGTACGATGGCTCCCATGCTTGACGTACAGCTCGCGGGAGAGGAGTTTGAGAAACCAGCAAGCAACGCTCAGGAGTTTGAAACATGGCTGAACACGTAAAGCCCACAGAGACCGTTATCGAGCCCAGGAGTTTAAACCAATATGACTCCCTGCGCAGCCTTACTCCTGAGGAGCTCAAGTTTGTCCCTCCTGTCAGAAGCACGGGCGATCTGATCGAGCTCCTTGAGTCTGATCCCTCAATCGAGGTCGACGCTAGAGTGCTTGCCGTCAATCCTGTGACAGGTGGCGTGGGCGTGAGAAAGCTTGATCGCAAGGGCTTTATTGAGGCAGCAAAGGAAGCTCCCTCAAAGATGGCAAAGCTCAGAGAGGATGCCTTCGGTACGACCGACAGCCTGACTCCCAATCAAGGACTTGTCGGGGACGATTTCATCCCTCTCCTCGGCGGACCTTTTTATAAAAACCTGTACACGATTGACTTCTTTCGGAGCTGTTCGGCGAGTTTCTGGGCCTACAATCACGACCCCATTGCTCATCAGGCCCTGAATATGATCCGGGACTTCACGCTCGGGCGTGGCTACCGGATTGACTCTGACAATCAGGCAGCTCTTGCTCTCTGGCGTGCTTTCGAGAAGGTAAACAACCTGCAGGAGCAAATGCAGCAGTTTGCACTCGAGCTCGGAATATACGGCGAGAGCTGCTTCTGGTGGCTCCCTGATCACAATACTAGGATCGTGCAACAGCCTAGGAAGGGAGACAATATCCCGAAAGGCCTGATCCCACGAGTAAGGCTCCTTGACCCGACGGTTTTCTGGGAGGTCATCACTAACCCTGAGGACCCAAGCAGAGCAGGGGAGCTCGCCTACGTTTGGGTCAGCCCGACTCAGTACCAGACTTACACGAGCGCATTCGGGCAGAATCAGCCAGCAAACAAATTCATATTTCAGCAGATCCCTGCTGATCAGATCGACCGCTACAAGATTAACGTCGTCACTGGCGAGAAGCGTGGGCGTGGAGATCTCTTCTCAGTCCTAGGCTTCCTTAAACGCCTGCGTGACTCTGTAAACTATTCAATCATTGCTCTCCAGAGGCAGAGTGCTTGGGCAGTGGACGTCACAGTCAAGGGCTCTCAGGCTGACATTGACGCCTACGTCGAAGACCAAGCTTCTCGCGGGAATGTCGCTCCTGCTGGCTCGGAGTTTGTCCACACTGAGGCAATCCAGCGCGAGTTTCTTGCTCCTCAAGCAGGCAAGGCAGGAGGCTCTGACGCTTTCGAGTGGTCTTTGTCCATGGTGGCAGCAGGCTTGGGGATACCGATCAGCTACTTTGGGACGCATCTCTCAGGAGGTCAGACCCGGGCGTCTGCTATCGTGAGCACTGAGCCAGTCGCAAAGCGTCTCGAGAACCGCCAGCAGGTATACGAGCGCGTGATCACTAACCTCTGGGACAGGGTCATGGAATGGGCAGGGCTTGGGCACGTTGAGTGCGAGGTCACTTTCCCTGAGATCATCACTGCTGATAAGTCTCAGAAGCTCAAGGACCTATCCCTTGCTCAGGCTCAGGGCTGGATCTCTGCGGAGCGTGCAGCGACTATCGCAGCCAAAGAGCTCGGGATCACGACCTTTGAGTGGGAGCAGGAGAAGGAAAAAATCGACTCAGACAAGGCGTCGAGCTTCGCTGCTGCGCCAGCTCCCTTGACTGCTCCAGGCAATGCTTTGACGAGCCAACAAAAGAACCAGGTGAAAAAGAATGACACTCAATCCACGGGCTAAACTTGAAGACGCAACATGGGAAGAGTTCTCAGCCGACCCTGAGCGGTTCGGCTTTCCTTCTCTTGAGAGATGGCAGAAAGACCGCGAGAAGTACCTAGGCTCTGCTGACGAGATCCTAGCCTCTGCTGATAAGGGATCTGAGCTTCTCAGCAGGACTGTGAAGCGGCATATCTATGAGCTTGAGGGTTATCGGTGCAAAAATTTAGAAGAGGTCGAGCGCGTCGCACGTGAACAGGGTATAAATTTAAAGCAGCTTGATTATCGTCCGCAGCTTGTACAAGCGGGCGCAGGCAAGTTTGACGTGATCGTCCGGTTCGTCTCAAAGAATATGCGCGAGAAAAGAGACCAGTGGGCATGAAGCCAAAGCTCGGAAAGCCTTTCAGGACGCCCAAGGGACCGAAAAAATTTTCGGTGTACGTTAAGAATGACAAGGGCAACGAAGTAAAAGTAAACTTCGGCGATCCTGATATGGAGATTAAGCGCGACGATCCTGCGCGTCGTAAAGCTTTTAGAGATCGTCACGGCTGCGACAACCCGGGACCTCGGTGGAAACCTAAATACTGGTCCTGCAAACTCTGGAGCGGAAAGCCTGTGTCAAAAATTGTAAGCGGCGAGGCAGCAAAGACTGAGAAGGTCGCAACGGGCAAGAAGGCTCAGCCTGGGATCAGTGTCCCTTTCTGGTTCTATGGGACGGAAGCCTTCAGGAAGGGCGATCCCAAGATCAAGAGCGTGATCCCTCCCAAAGAGAAGCGTGATCTGCCCACGCCTGCCTCTGCTGACGAGCAGGTGCAGAAAATGCTGGTCGAGACCCCGGATATGCCCGCGGCCGCACTCGTGCAGGCTCTGAAGTCTAAAGGGCTCAAGATCGAGGACCAGAAGCAAGCAGACTCTGCAACGACTCAATCCCCTGTCCTGAGAAGCCAGGAGGCAGCAGCACCGATCGCCATGCGTGCACGCTTTCTCGAGAGCTGGAAGGATAACGGAGTGGGTCCGACTAGGTTCAAAGTCGCGCTCATTCAGGAGGGCATGGGCAATCTGAAGGACGCTTTTTATTACACGAGAGAGGCTCTCGAGACCGGGATCGCAGCCTTTGAAGGCAAGAAGTGCTTCGCAGATCATCCGTCTCGCTCAGAGGAGTCTGATCGCCCAGAGCGTAGCGTCCGGGATATCGTCGGGCATTTTGAGAGCGTGCATCTTGAGGAGCGAGAAGACGGCGGCTCAATGCTCTGCGCTGATCTTGTGCTCCTGCCTGATCCTTCTTTCGAGTGGGCTCGTGCGCTTGTGCGCCACGCTCTCGAGTATTCCAAGAAGTACCAGGGCCAGGAGTTTATCGGTCTCTCGATCAATGCTGCTGGAGATGCGCAGTCGATGGACCTTGAGAAGTTTCTCCGCGAAGGTGACATTCCAGCGGAGGCAAAGCCCAAGCTCGAGAAGGCTTTGCAGGAAGGGATCACAAGCGTGCGCGTGGTTAATGCCATTGCGGACGCAGTGAGTACGGATTTAGTCACCGAGCCAGGGGCTCGTGGCAAGGTCCTCGAAATGCTAGAAAGCGAAAGGAAGAAAACCATGCCAAAGAAAATGAAGCACGCCGAGGACGAAGCCAAGAAGCAGTCCGAGGCTGAAATGAAACAAGAAGAAGCGAAGCAAGAAGCAATGCCCCCAAAGGCTGAAGCTGAAGACGGCGAAGAAAAGCCTGAAGGCGAAGACCATGCAGACGAGGAGCAAGACAAGGCTCTGATCCTCGATATGATCAAAAAGCATATGGGCGAAGCCTGCGAGGGCATGGAGCAGGAAGGCGAGAAAGCTGCTCACGAAGCCTATGAAGCTTACAAGGAAATGGGCAAAGACCACGAAGAGGCTCTCAAGTGCGCTGCTGAAGCCATGAAGCTCGCGAAGCATATGGCCGCAAAGCAAGAAGAGTCTGAAGTCAAAGCTGCTGAAGCTGAAGACGAGAAAGAAGCTGAAGAGGTCAAACACTCTGAGAGCGTCGTGCGCCTGACTGGCAATATCGCCATGCTTGAGCGCAAGCTCAAGGGCTATGAGCTCGCAGCTACTCTCGACAAGAAGCTGGCAGAATCGAAACTGGGACGCGCAGAGACGGACAAGATCCGCACTCTGATCGGCGCTCCTAAGTCTGAGACGCATATCGTCGAGACGATCAAAGTATTCAAAGAGGCTTTCTCAATGGCCGGCGGAAGTGAGTCTGCAAAGCCATCGTTTGCTTCTCTGTTCATCACGGGATCTGAAAAGCAGGAAGAGACGCCGAAAGCAAAGATCAGCTTCTCTGAATGCTTGAAGTAACCCACTAACCTAAGAGGACAAAAAAATGGCAACTGCTAAGAACCGGATTGTCCGGTCGATTGCTCCTAAGTCTGTCTTCGCAGAGGCTCAGCCTCTCGTTGACTCTACCGTTGACTACCTTCAAGGCGACCTCCTGTTTCTTGATTCTGGTCTGATCAAGCCCGTGACTGGCGATGCTGACGGCGCTACCATTCTCGGTATCGCTCCTCAGACCGTGGTCGATGGGAAGCCTAAGGCTGTGTACACTGGAACGGCTGTCGATGCTGCACAAGCTATCGAAGCTCTCCCAGGACCTGTCTATGGCGTGATCGCAAAGCTCAAGCTTAAGACTGGCGATGTGTTCGCTGCTGGAGGCCTTGTGTACTGCGTCGCTACCGATGCTCAGACCGTGTCGTCTGCTGGCACTAACCCAATCGGCGTCTTCCAAGGCCCGGGCTTGACTGCTGGTGCTGCTTCTGAGGGACAAGTTCTCCTCGGCGCAGTGATCAATGGCGTGCTTCAATTCTAAGAGGTGACCAATGCCTAAAATTCATTTGCACAATCGTGCTTCTAAAGAACAGGCCCGCGAAGCTCTGCGTCGCGCAATGTGGAAGTCTCCTGAAGAGATGGCTCTTCGTGAGTCTATCAAGCGTGACCTCGGCGTCGATATCGCTGATGGCAAGTCCTTCCCTGTAACTGATCCAGCTTTCTCGTGGTCTGCTGCTCGTAGCAAGCTTCGTGAAGCTGACTCTGCTACCTCCTTCGTGCAGCTCTTGCGCGCAGGCGTGCAGAGCGTCGTCAACTCCCTCTTTGAGACCGTTGACGTCACTTACAGCGACTGGGCTCACACTGTGACCAGCTCCAAGATGGAAGAGCTTTATGCTCCTCTCGCAGGTATCGGCTTCCCTTCCATGATCGGAGAGGGCGAGCAGTACCCTGAAGTGGGCGCTCTGGGCTTGGATATCAAGCTTCGTAACAAAAAAGCTGGAACCATGTACCCTGTGACCAAGGAGCTCGTCGATGACGATCAAACTGGTCAGGTGCAGAAAATGGCCGGACTCCTCGGTGAGTACTGCCACCAGCTCGTTGAAGTATGGGCTTACGGCAAGCTCGCTTCGGTCGCGAACATGAGCTACGCAGGCGTCTCTGTGCATGTGTCTGAGACCAAGCCTGCTGACGAAGCGACCTACCCATGGTCGACTTCTCTCGTCGGTGGCGGCAAGACTCGTCCTGCTGCTTACGGTGCTCTCAACCAGGGCAACATTCAGGCAGGGTTTATCGCTCTCATGAACCAGCTTAACCTGCTGGGTCTCAAGATGAGCGTGAAGCCTAACCGCTTGATCATCAGCCCGCACTATCGCTTCGACACGGCAGTGCTCTTGAACAGCGCATATTATCCGACGGGTGCTACTGCTGGATCGACCGGCGGTGCCTTCTCGATCAACCCTCTGCAAGGCCTTGCTGACATCACTGTCAGCCGGTTCATGTTTGATCAGGCCGGATCGGTCAACGCTGACTCGAAGGCCTGGTATCTCACCGACGACAGCAAGCCTGCCTTCGTCGTGCAGATGCGCACTCCAGCAGAGATCTCGGTCGAAAACCCAGCATCGGGCGACTCCTTCAACAAGGACGTCATCCGGTTCAAGGCAACGACCCGGTTCAATGCTGACTTCATTGATCCCCGGTTCTTCTGGAGGGGCTCGGACGGGTCCGTCTGATAGGCGTTTTTCCTTGCGCGGGAGGGTGGGCTATCCCATCCTCCCCTCAAGGGGGAATTTGAATGAGCAGACGAGTGTACCAGCGCAGACTGCCGCCCAAAGAGTTAGCAGTCGAGGACGAGATCAAGCGAGACGTGCAAGTCAAGGAGTCGACCGTCCCGACGCAGCAGTTTAAGACGATGGCGGAGCAGATTGCAAAGAGCACGATCTTTCACCGTAACTGGTACGTTCCCGAGCTCAGAGAGAAGTTCAAATATATTGACCGCATGAAGCGCATCGACAAGGTCTTTCCCTACGCAAAGCTCAGCCAGGGTCGAGAAACGATGCTGCTAGTAGACGAGCCAAAGACGCCGCAGGATATTGAGATCTGCGCGCAGAAGGCAAAGCACCTTAAAGAGCTGGGATACGCCTACGTGTATCTCGAAAGGGACACGACTCTGTACGACGCACTGTCGACCTTGGGAGAATTATGAGCTGGACGACTGCACTGACTGACCTGCGACTCCTTCTGAACGACGGGCCCACGGACAAGATCCGGGCTTTCAAGCGTGTTTTTGGGACAGTAGACGGTGCAAACGCAGTCTTTAAAACTCTTGAGTTTCGTCGCATTACAGATTTTACGACTGTCGACGAGACTGGTCCCTTGGGGATCTATATTAACGGCGAGAAGTTTGGGCCCATTGCCTTGCCTCTGACCTATGATGACCCAGGCTCAGGATATTTTAAATTCGATTTGCTTTCGATCCCGATTGCTGGAGCAGTCGTAGAGGCGACCTACTATATCCAGTATTTTTTAGATCCAGAGCTTCAAGTTTTCTTGCGTCTTGCGCAGAACTGGCTGGGCTTCGGAGACGACTACTCTGCAATCCCTCAGGGATTGAGACCTGCGGCTCTGCAATATGCTGCGGCTGAAGGCTATCAGAAGCTTGCGATTAAATTCTCGAGTCACCTTTCTGAGACCTACAGGCTCGAGGATATGCCAGACGTCAAACAAATGGCGCTGCTCTCTGAGTTCAAACAAGCTGCTGACACTGCAAGACAGCAGGCTCAGCAACTCAGGAATGAATACTATTCGAGGCAAGGGCAGAGCTTATCGCCTCTGTTTGGAGTCTATTCACCTGCGATCAAGGACGTACCTCCACGCCGATGAGTGCTTCGCTTACGACCGTCTCAGACGGCATCACGAGAATGCTCAAAGGGATGCGCCAGCGGGAGAAGGCTCTTCAGAGCCATCTCAATCGCAACGTGCTCGAGCAGTATAGGGCAATTCAGCGCAGACGCTGGATGACTGAGAATGCAAGCGAGGGTCAGCCCTGGCTTGCCCTTAATCCTGGCTATGCTCTCAGGAAAAAACGTCAGTTTGCAGCCTACCCAGGCGCAGGGACAAAGAAGCTGATCGCCACAAATAAGCTTTTCAAGTCTGTCATAGGACCCGGCGAGGGGTTCAGAAAGATCGTGACGCCTAGGTCCCTGTTGCTGTCGACCACGGTCGAATACGCACCGCACGTTAACGAGGTTAGATCCTTTACTGAGTACAGCAGGCAGTCGATTGCAGAGATCAGGAATGGGGTCGCTCAGTTTATCTTTAAAGGCATCCTCAAGCAGACGGCGGAGATCCTATGAGTGCGCGGCACCTGACAGAGTGGGTCGTCAATCTTGTGACTTGGCAGATTCAAAATAACATTGAGACTGCGCTGATGGACTTAGGCCAGGCTCTACCGCCCCCCTCTTCTGTTCTTAGCCTCGAGAAGCCCAGGGACTATTTCATTTATCCCCGGGCGATGGGTTACAGGACGCCTGCTTGCTTCGTGATCGCTGACAGGATCGACTTCCAGAAGCGTGAAAAGGGAGCCAATTACATAAACGCGAACGTCCGGGTTAACGTCACGATCCTGATCGAGGACAAGGACGCCGACCGGATTACGCGCAAGGCATACAGGTATCAGTCAGCTCTTCAGTCAGTACTTGATCAGGTGCAGCTTTCGAGCTCTGATCTCGAGCCGCCGGACGGGTCGCTAAAAATTGTCTCAGTCGTGCAGAATGCCGCCTTCTCTCCGCTATACTCTAACACCGAGGACCCCAATGCTCCCGGGTCAGTGTACCGGAAAGAAGTCAGCCTTGAGCTCGACTGCTATACTTACGAACAGGTTTAAGGAGAGAACCAAATGAGTTACGCAACTGTCACAACTTCTGATATGGAACTGACCCCGATGAGGGTTACCTTTGACGGCGTGGACCTCGGTGGTACCTTGGCGAACGTAGTCATTTCTACAAAATACTCAAAATCGAATATCATGGCCGACCAAAGCGGTTCCACGGTCCGTGACCGCCGGGTTTCTGGTATTGAAATTACGGTTACGACTGAATTGACTGAGATTCAGAACAAAGACATTTGGGCGGTTGTTTTCCCTCACGCAACCCTCATCGCGACTGGTACTAAAGCCATCGTATTTAAAGAAAACATGGGCGACTCAGATCTGAGCAAAGCA